TTATTTAGGAAATCCAGTCAAGAGCTTCCGCAATGATAGGAAATTGGTCTTTAAATATATCTCTACATGCTTCTGCAATGTCCATGTGTTCCTTCTGAGTGCCGTGTGCTGACCTCAGATCAATATAGTGTATCCATGACCTTATACTGCCACTCATGTACAACCTAGTGGGTGTAGCGAGGGGTAGTACAAACCGAGCACACTCCTTTGCGATACCAGCATCAAGCATCTCTTTATATAATTTCATTCCATCCACAAAATGCCTTTGCATTTTAATCTCAAAGTCTTGTTGCATTAATGGATCTATATCATCAATACTATTTTGTCTGTTCTTATCATCCTGTCTCCGAAGTTTTGGTAGAGGGATTTCATCAGCCAGCATACTACTATCAGCATACCTCTGTGAGAACTCTTGGTAAGTAAAAGATCTATGTCTTAATATCTGTGCAGCAAGACCTCTAGTAGTTTCAATCTCTACGGTCATGAAAGCTTGCTCAAATATAGACCAATGCTGATGCTTGATACAGTACTTCAGTAATCCAGCTACGTTAGGATTGTCCTGATTCTTAGGGTTAGAAACTCTGGCAACATAACCAATAGTTTTTTCTGCATCAGGTGTAACACTAATTAATTTAACCATTAAATACCTCATCATAATCATCAGGTGGAGGAGAAAATGCAGGAATATCAGATTCTCCTTCAGAATATATCTCTGATTCTAATTCTTCTACGATTTCTTTAAGAGCTCTTACAAGAACTTTTAATTTTGTCTTATTCATTTATGGAAATACTTATTAACCACTTCTATCTGATCATGATATCTTGCAATCTTATCTAACTCTTCTTGTATTGCTTCTGTAATATCTGAATGCTCCCCAATACCTGCAGGATGCTCTAGATAGACATTTACATTTGCTTTATGTTTTTCAATCTCTCCTTGAGCATGTGCCAGCACTGCTCTGATTAATTGTTCTCTCATGTGTAGTGCCATAAGTATAACCTTTTTAATAATTATACATTAAAAAAGGGGGTGTGTAAACCCCCTTGATTATTACGCAGTTACCACCTTTTTGGTAACTTTAAGACCACGATACATTAGATCGTGATTTTTGCGTTGTGCTGCTTCTGCAAGCACCTTTGCGTTGTACTCGTCAGAGTCGTACTTGACTCCACGATAAGTGACTTGTGCCATTGTGTTACTCCAAAGTAGTAGGGATTGTAGCCCCGTTCCTTCAGTCAACTTGTGCGTCCCATAAACATCCTTTCGAGCTGCCCTTTACCATTTGAACCAATTCGGTTCTATATTCAGTCGAAGGTGATATCTTAGAGATAATTCCCTTCGCTTCTTCACAAGTTAAGATAGCAGCAATTAAAATGTCCATGAGATGAACGATCCGTTCCGAGTCGGCTTACTTGCGTCCCTTTTGGGATGAACGTTGTGTTAATACTAACACATTTGAACTATTTAGTCAAGTAGTAGGGTCATCAAATATTTTACTCACTATATCTTCTGTTCCATCCATCTGTTTGATAGTATACAAAGGAGACTTCATATACTTACTCATTTTTTTGTATTTTTTTAAAAGTTTATTTACTTCTTCCTGAGATACATTCACATTTAGTTTAGCATCTTTATCAAATCCCTTTTGTTCTTCTGGATTTTTCTCAAGATATTCATTAATATTATTTTGAATTTCTCCCTCAATAATATCATGGATTTGTTTTTCAATCTCTTTGTCATTCATCTATACGAGGCCTCCTTTTTCTTTTTTTCCTTTCAGGTTGTTTAACATTCCACAAGTTGGGTCTTATTGTACCACATCCATAATCAATTGACTTAATAGACCCTGCTCCATATTTATCATAGTACATATCAAAAATATTTGCCATCTTTTCTGAACGAGTCACATCCAAATGCTCTTTACCATCTACCATATAAGTTACATTAAATGCATCAGTAGGAAGTTGTCTATCCTCTGCCTTTTCACGAGTAGTTTTTTCTAGAATAATCTGACAGGAATATGGTTCTGTATTTTTTTCAACCTGTTTTGGTGGTTGTGCTTTTGCTGGTGCTTTTCCAACTGGTGCGGTCATGAACGTCCTCCCCATTGAATGTCTGGATATGCTTTTCTTACAACATCATAAGTGATATTATACTTGTCCTCTAGAGCCTTATCTTTTACCAAGCAAATAATTTCAGACTCTTCAGGGTGCAGACCTTCAAGCATTTGAATGAACATTGTCTCCCTACGAATCGCTGAGATCTTATCATTACCACCCTTGACAAAGTGATAAAGGTTTTTCCATTCTCTACGGAGAGAGGTGTGATCAGTGCCTACAGGAACCTCATTCTTAGTATAAGGAACAGCTCCCTCAGGAATTAATGAAATTACAGTCTGATCAAAATTCCAAATAAGAATAGATTTTAAAGCATCACTTTCATACTCTTGTAAAATTTCTATTTTCTTTGCTTTAGTTTTTTGTTTACTAGCAAGTTCAAGCACTTCATGTGCAAAAGGATTGGGTGGAAGTTTAACTCTTGTCTTCCTAGTCGTCTTCGTCGTCGGTGTTGTCATGAGTTTCAATTCTTAGGGCTAAAATTTCATCGGGAACTAATTGTCCATTGGCATCAAACATTTCTGGATGAGTGTATACCACTTGAGGAGTTGTTTCATATGAATGCTGTCTTGCCATCCATCCTATCATACCTCCTACCAATAATGCAAGTAACGAGACAATTGTTGTAAGTGTCAAGGTTACTACTAGTGTTTCTGACATGGCACTCCTCCAGAGAGTTTATTTTTTTCGGATGTCCAAGTAAAAATTAAAATGAAATACAATCTCTCTTTTAAAAAATGAAATCATATTTCCAAATTTTACTTGAAATGTTTTAGGTTTTTCGGGTTTCCTCCTTCGACGTAATAGTAATTCTACTCCCCGATTAATTTCGGGTTTGTCTTTATTTAGAGTTTTTTTTGCGTCTTCCTGGTCTTTTGTCATGTCTATACCTCACTGCATCTTCAAGAATACCTGCGAGGTATGCTTGTATTTTACGTGCTTTAGGTTTAGGAATATGTCCATAAGCCTCACGTAGTTGTTTATGATTGTTGTCAGCACCTCCCTTAATATATTCTTGTAGTTCTACTATTTGATCAGAGATTTCCTTTGCTGTAGAACTGTGAAGAAAAGAATCTACTTCTACTTTCTTTGTTTTACGATACTTTAAAAACTCATAAAATTTAAGTTGCATTTTGCCTTCAAAAGCATACTCGATAGCATGTTCAAGCATGTCATAAACGGTTTCAAAGTCGTCAACTTTTTTCATTAGACTAGTTTATTCTCCTTAAGATACTTAACTGTTTCTGTGCATCCACCTAGATGCTGCATGTCATTTACTACAACTTGAGGAAAGGTAGACCCTTGACCAAACTGAGAATAGAATCCTGGTTTATCAAAATCCCGATCCAGTTTATAAATGACATGCTCTAACTTAGATAACTGTAACACCTGTTTAACCTTATCGCAATAAGGACATCCATTTTTAGAATAAACAGTAAACTTCATATTACCTATTTAAAAATTTATTTATTGTTTGATACAACTGCAGCCCAATCAGCATCAAATAATTGAAGTCCTTTGTCTGTAAGAACATGATTGTACATCTTCTCAAAAACTGTGGGTGGCATTGTCACGACTTGAGCACCAAGGGCAAAAGAAGTAGAGACTGCCTTCACTCCTCTTATAGATGCAGATAGAATCTGCGTTTTGATCCAATGCTTGCTATAGATCTCAGCGATGTCACTGATTACATCTAACCCATTCACCGAGTTATCGTCAAGCCTTCCTACAAACGGAGAAACATAGGTAGCACCTGCTTTAGCAGCTAAGATTGCCTGTGCAGCATCAAAAATCAATGTAACATTAACCTTTGTACCATCTTTTGCTAACTGATTACAAACATAAAGACCATCTGGTGTACAAGGAACCTTGATAGTTGCTACTTCTTGGAACTTAGTGGCAAGCCTACGACCCTCA